AAAAGTAGAATGTTCGAGTTGAGCGAACTTCTGCTCGACGCGAAAAAGACAGTTGAGGATGAATCTTACACAGAACAGAGGTTCAACCACAATTATGGGATCTTCCAGAGATTAGTAGACGTTGCCGAGAGAGCCGAGTCAGACCTGCACTTTCACGAGCTAGTCCTGGAAGATTTCGACCTTTTTTGTGTAACGTACGTCCGCCTGGATAACAGGAAACCGATGTTTCCGAGTCCCTGGCAGTCCGAAGCTGCGAGTACGTTCGAAAAAAGGGACATCAATCTATTCATAGAGCCGCGCAAGATTGGAAAAAGCGCGCTCTTGAGCGCCTATGTGCTGTGGAAAATGTGCAAGGATTCGTCCACCAGAGCTGTAATCTTTGCACCGACGCAAGATCAGCTCTTTATTATGGAGGACATCTGGAAGGCGCTCAAACGTTGCCCTTACCTGATGCAGGAATATGTACAACTTAGTGCACCGATTGGTAGCCGTGGGACATACGGCAAGGAATATATCCGTTTTGCGCGAAATGAGTCAGAAGTTGTGGCTTCGAACCTGGCCCAGAGTCAGAAAGCAGATACCAAACGCGGTAATAAAGGCAGCCTTTTTGTGGTTGACGAGATTGAGTTGGTAACTAAAGAAGTTCGGATCACTGTCATTGATGATATGATGGCAGATGCATACTCAAAAAAGAAAATGATAATGGTTGGTACCCCAAAGGTCATCGCAAACCCTGAATTGGAGCTGGAATGGGAAGCATATCAGGAAGAGCCCGAGACCTATGGTGTTCACCACATAAATATATGGGAAGCAATCGATCAGGGATGTATTACACGTGCCTATGCACAGAATCGCTTTAAACGGCTCCACATTCCCTGTCAGTGGGTATTAAAGACGGGTATATGTGCGTTACACAGCTATGACGAGGACGCTGAGATAGATGGATGGAAATGCAACAAGTGTTGTATGCTGAATGAGGATTTTGTGGCCGAAAATATGGGAGAATTCCCCAAGGCGGCCGGAAAATTCTTCCCGAAACTCTTTTTGAACGCCTGTCTGGACGGAGAATATCCGCTCGAAATTAAACCGCTCCCAGGAATAAAATATGTTATGGGCATAGATTATGGATTGCTTTTGAATCCGACCCAGATAACCGTATTTTCTGTTGCTAATGGAGTAGCAAGGCTGGTATTTTGGGAAGAAATATCCCCTGCACCGCCCGATTTAGGCACCAGAGACTACGATCCCATCATAAATCGCATAAAACAGATATTTAAAATGTACAAGGGGCAGTTGTACCGTATATTTCCTGATGCGACGGCTGCGGGCATCCAGATTACAGCCCAATTGTGCAAGAGCTACGATGCAATTCCGAGAAGCAGGATATATTCGAACGAAACTGCCGCAAAGAAGGAAGTTCTGGGTGTGTGGCTGACCGGGCCCTATAAACACGAGATGCTGCAGAATTACAGACAGATCATTATGGATGGCCGACTAAAGCTACCGGGAACTGAACCATTCTGGACTAAATTCAGGATGGAACACGAGCACGTACAAGTGCAGAGGGTTCAGGGCACCGCAAACTATTTAAAGTTCAAAGAGCCTGTGGGTGGTACGATCGATCTTTTAGACAGTATGGCGCTTGGTTGCCTGGCTCTATCGAGAAAAATGGTGCAGCCACTACTGGAATTTAAGGCTTGGGGAGTGCAAGGATGAAGAAACACATAAAACGGTTTGGAAATCTTGAAAATGACTGCATTGCAATTCTTGCCTGGTGCTATAAGAACCACACTGAGTACCAGAGCTACCGAATACTTGAGGAAAAGTTGGGCATTCCCCTGGGAACATTGCACCGAATCATTAAGGGATTTCAATATTTCGGCGATGGGCACTGGGCACTGGAAACATATGCCAAAAAGTATGGTTACATCGTTAGCTTCGTGGGAAAGGAAGGACGAATTCTGTGGGTAGATAAACGGACACCGTACTTGGAACAGGAGATTTTGATAAATGAAGATGGGACACCGTTCCAAATCTAAATATTGGAGCGTCTATGGCTGATAAAGACGTAAAATCTTTTTTTGGGGGCTGGTTCTCTGATCGAAGTAAAGCGCTGACTTCCGACGAGGACTTCGATGTCTATCAGACTAAATCGAAGGACTATCGAAACGTCGAAGAGTTCAAATTTTACGACGATAGACTCGTCGAATATCAGGAGAATGAATGGTTCTCCTTTTTAGTAGACTATCTTGTCGGGGAACTTTTCACGGATTTCTATTTTGTTGGAGAGGGTGCGGATACTGTGAGATCCTTCTTCCGTACGGTCGATCCTCTGGCCTATGATGAAATTGAGTTAATGGGGCTCAATGTGGTTCGTGAAGGCACCGGTGCATTGAAAAAGTACTGGGTCGACGGCGAACTTCGTCAAATAAAGGCAATGAACGGTCGCCTTATCCGTCTGAAGGACATAGATGCTCCCACTGCCGTACGGGGCAAGGCATCTGCAAGTCAACCATCGTCACTAAGTGTGAATGAACGAGAAGATACTCGATTCCTCGAAGTGACAGTTGAATCGGACAACAGGTTTATGGTAAAGCTACCAACCTGGCGGATCGATAATATGGAGGACTACCGCAATGAACAAATTGCGCTTTGTCGGGTCAGAAGGGATCCACGATCTCCATATGGCATTGCTTTTGGGCGTTCCTGTTTTCATATCATCAAGGCGATGAAAATGATCGACAGGGATATCTTGGCTTCACTAAAACAGAACGCGGCTAACTTAAAAGTCATTCGTGCAGACCTGAGCGGTCTGGACACGGATGTGGATAAGAAGACGGCTCTGGATAATTTGGCGAAAGCATATGGAAAGATAGCGACTGCAACCACTGGCGTTATAGCGATAGATGCGCACCACGAAGTGGGGTATATGGGTAACCTGGGTTCGGGCTCACGTGACAGTCGCCTTCTCGAGGTAATGGCTCACTTAGAGCCGGTAATTTCATCTCTATTGATGAATTTCATTATGTCAGTTGGTATAATAGAGCAATCGGGAGCAAATAAGTCTATTATAGCCCGCCAGGAGATCAGAGCGGACAGGCAGCTGTCCAGATATCAACGATCCGTTGCAAGGTTCTTTGAAACGCAGATTTTCCCTGATATCACAGATGCAGAGTGCAGATTAGTATTCAAGAAGTACTATGACCCCGAAATCTGGTTGAAACTATTCGAGAAGAATGCCATCAGCAAGGAAAAACTTCTGGAGGAGTTTGCTGTCGTAGATGACGGAACAACCTTTATAAATGACCTAAATCCTGCGCCTATAATGGGGCCAGGAAGACCCAGCCTCTCGGGTGCCGGCCCGAATGCGAAGGCTGATTCAAGTAATGACGATTCATCGGATCGTCGTGGACGAGAGGAGGAACAATAATGACTAGTACACTAACAGCAGCAACGATGACTGTTACATTAACCGAAAGTATTGAGTTGAATGGTACAAATCAGGGCGCAACCAATACTCTGGAGATAGCTTCTATAGCGGAAGTATCCAAGAGAATTGTGAACATACCTACCAGTGAAGTGGAAGTAGTAGCTATGTCTACTGCCGTAGCTTCGGGCACGTTTATTGAATCTACCGTGATGTATATTCGATTAACCAACAAGGATGATACAAACCATATAACTTTAACATTTAAAGATGAGGATAATACTGAAGTTGCATTACTTCTAGATAAAGGGCAATCATTTATCTATAACGGCGACCTAGCGGCAGGAGTTGTAAATACTATGCACGCCGGTGGTTCTGCATTAACAGTAAGTTTAAATGATTTGGTTAACATAACTGCACTCGCAGATACTGCAGCTTGCGACTTGGAAATATTCGTAGCATCAACTTAAGGAGATAACCAATGCCAATAGTTAATGGACGACACTATCCGTATACCAAAGCGGGAAAACGGTTAGCAAAGAAAGCCAAGAAAAAGAAGAAGAAAAAGAAGTAATGCTTAAATATCTGATGTTCATAGATGGCGGAGATGATGCAGCAACTTATCCGGCGGATAGGTTGCTTGCTATGACCTGCGCCGCCAATGCGACTCTGTTACTTCAATTTCAGAGCTCGATCGGTGGAAGCACCGGAACAGAACACGATACGGTTACTTTGACTATTACCGCGGACAAAGAGAAGGAAGTTATGCAATCAATATGCGATGCAATAAAAAGTGCAAACAATTACGCCGTCATTGCAGATGATGTTAATTCATTATATGCAAATGTCAACATAACTGCTTGCGCTATAACACTGGACACTTAATGGAAGAATAAATGACTGATACTGACGACGGGTTGTTTGCACAGATGGGCAAAACAGCCGATAAATTAGGGGAGACCTCCATCGGAAAGAGAATCGGGGCTATTTTTACAGTTCTTCTATTGGCGGCCCTCAGTGGGGGCGCTAATATGACTATACTCAATGAGTATTTCAATGGCGAAGATACGGGACCAGTCGGTGGCTGCAAAGATCCTGCGGCGACCAATTACAACTTTAAAGCTACTTTTGAAGATGGCAGTTGTGCATTTCTGGTAGTTATATATGGATGTACCGATCCCGAAGCCGAAAATTACGAACCTAATGCTACACACAACGATGGACGTTGTGTAGTTATAAACACAAACCCTAACGGCACTAATGGCAACGAAACTGCTGCTATTTATGGGTGTATGGATACCACCGCCAATAATTATGATGATAAGGCTACGGAAGATGATGGTTCGTGCGATTATGAAGATGAGTATGAGGAAGAGCACGGAAACCACACATCTGTGCACTTTTATCCAGGTTGGTACAACGAAGAGCTGGATAACGCTTCCGTATTCTGGGTAGACCCAGAAGCGGTCGGTATATCCGTATTGACAGACATAGATACAGATTGTTATGATTATAATACTTCTGTACTACTTTATGTAGATGTGTGGATTGATGAGAATGAAGATGGCGATAACGACGAATATATGTGGAAAGACTTATATATGAACGTTAGCGGTATGAATTGGGACGATCATTGGATTAACTTCACTTATGAGGAACTTAATGAGACAGAAGGAAATTGGTCTATGTGGGTAGCACTACTCAACTGGAACGAGGAAAATGAGGCCTATGAATTTCAACAACAATTTAACATTCCAAGGATAAGAGTGGAACAATGAATAAAGATATTGTAAAAAACGGAAATTTCACTAATCTTATGATGGCTGCGATAGCCGCGCCGGTAGTTTTGGCGTGGGTAGGCCTTTCTATATTTC